AGGAATACATGGAAAAAGAATGATGAATTTATTAGTGATCTAATTACTATGTTAGATAATGTGCTTGAGCATTTTATTGAAGCAATAATAGATACAAGTAAACTTGGTGGGTATAATGCAAATTTTGAGAGGTTTAAGAAATATGTTAAGGACGAAAAAGAAGGATTACTTAAAGCTGCTTATTCAGCTTATAGAGAAAGGTCGGTGGGTCTTGGAGCGATGGGCTTTCATGCTTTACTCCAAAGCGAAGGACTACCTTTCCAAGGGTTACGAGCTACTAGTATCAATAATGTCGCCTTCTCTCATATCAAAGAACAGTCTGTTGAAGCGACTAAAAGATTGGCTAATGAACGTGGCGAAGCTCCTGATATACATGGTAGCAATAAGCGTAACGCTCATCTCTTGGCTATTGCTCCTAATGCCAGTAGCTCTATTATATGTGGTGGTACTTCCCCTAGTATTGAACCATATCGTGCTAACGTATATACGCACAAAACTTTATCCGGTTCTTACCAAGTTCGGAATAGATACTTGGAAAGACTTTTAAAGAAAAAAGGATTAACTGTTGAAGAAAGAGAAAAGGCTTGGAAAGAAATGGCAATTGCTAGTGGTTCTGTTCAAGGTCTAGATATTCTTTCAGAAGAAGAAAAAGAAATATTTAAAACTGCTACAGAGATTAATCAAATCTATTTAGTAGAACATGCACACATGAGACAGCAGTATGTATGTCAAAGTCAAAGTGTTAATTTATTTTTCACTATGCCTAAAGCTACAGAGTCTCAATCAGTTCATGATGAATATTTACAGTACGTCAATGATGTACATTGGTACGCAATGAATAAACTAAAGTCATTATATTATTTTAGATCGGATGCTGCTCGGAGTGCTGAGAATGTAAATGTAAAAGTACAAAGAGTTAAGCTTGAAGATGTAGAATGTTTAAGTTGTGAAGGATAATAATATGGAAGATAAATTTGATAATATGTATGAAGGAAGATTTGATGCACTTCAAAAGAAGTATGAAGCAGAAGTAGCAATAGCTAAGTCAGAGTTAGATACCTACTTTTCATTAGGTATGGGAGTAGCAGAACATCCCCATATAATTGAATCGATGGATTTACTTATGGAAAAGATGGCTAATGCTCAAGAAAAGTTAGATTTACTTTTAAAGGAATTCTAATATGACCGAAGAAAAATTTAGCCAATTTTGTAGGAGGATGTGGTTAGATCATTGTGATGAAAATAAAACACCATATTCTGTAACTTACACAGAAGAAGAATATAAAAGAAAATTTAACAAGTGGTTACTAGCTCAATATGCTAGTTATAAAAACGGAGAATAATTAATGAGCTTACTAAGCAATAGAGACTATTATAAACCTTTCGATCATCCTTGGATGTTTGATAAATATGTAGAACAAAATCAAATGCATTGGCTGCCAGAGTCTGTACCCTTACATACAGATGTGAAGGACTGGCAAGAACTAACTGATGAAGAAAAGAATTTATTAACACAAATATTTAGATTGTTTACGCAATCAGATGTAGATGTTGGTTCAGGATATATCGATAAGTATATGAGAATATTTAAGAAACCAGAAGCTAGAATGATGATGTGTTCATTTGCAAACATGGAATCAATACATCAACATGCGTATAGTTTATTATTAGATACAGTTGGTATGCCAGAAACAGAATATAAAGCTTTTGCTGCTTATGAAGAAATGGCAGACAAACATGATTACATAAAAGATTTTAAACCTACACGTAGAGATAAACAGGCTATCGCTAAAACATTAGCAGTTTATTCCGGGTTTACAGAAGGCTTACAGCTTTTTAGTAGCTTTGCAATCTTGTTAAACTTCCCAAGATTTGGCAGGATGAAAGGTATGGGGCAGATTGTAACGTACTCTATACGTGACGAGTCATTACATGTAGAAGCTATGACTAAATTATTTAGAGAGTTCATACAAGAGAACATTGATATATGGACTGATGATTTTAAAAAAGAACTTTACAATATTTGTAGAGAGATGGTTGAGTTAGAAGATAAGTTTCTTGATCTGGTATTTGAGATGGGAGATTTACAAGGACTCACAAAGAAAGATATGTATGCATACAATAGATACATAGCTGATAGACGGTTATTACAACTTGGATTAAAAACAAACTTTGATCAGAAAGATAACCCTCTTCCGTGGTTAGATGAAGTACTTGGAGTTGAGCACCAGAACTTCTTTGAGGGGCGAGCAACTGCCTATATGAAAGCAGGACTAAGAGGAAAGCAAGACAAAGTTGCATTTGCGGAGATATAAAATGAAAGCACAGGAAGCGAATATATTATCCTTCCACATACTTTTTGATAGCAAAGGTCGCTTGGTTACGGAAACAAGTGGCTTACCTTTAAAAGATGCTAAGAAGATATTTAAAGGTTATGACTTAAAAATAGTAGAGACAGTAATTAGAGAATCAAGACAGAAGATATTAGATATACATAATCAATTAGAATCTGAACTTGATGCTTTGAATGCTAAAATTAATTAACGGAGAAAAATATGGAATGGTTTGAAAATAAAACTACACAACTTATAGCTTTAGTTAGTATCGTAGCTACCCTTGCAGGGTTTGGTTATACTGGTGCTACTTATGTGAATAGATTAGAAAATCTTGAAGCAGCCATAGGTGGGATTAGTGATACTGAATCAGCACAGCAAGCAATTGAAGAAAGATTTGCAGCTATAGAAACATCAGTAGAGTATATAAATAAAAGTATTGACGAAGGTATTAATCCTTCTTTAAAAAATATAGCTGAAACATCTAATCAACTGAGTCAGGATATTGTTGCTATAGACTCTCAAATAAGATTTATACAAGATGAGATTGATAATATCTTAGATGATAATAAAAATCCTTTAGCAAACTAATATAAATTTGGTTGTAGACTTTGTAGCTCTGTAAGCTTATCAATGCTTACACTAGCAAGACCGTAGAAAGCTTGGGTGTTATCATCAATGGTAGCACCTGTATATATAGCCCTTGGTTCGTACCAAGTATCTTGCTGTGGTATTTGAGCATCTCGATAGCTATCAAATCCTACAACGTATCCTAAGTATGCAACTAAGGTAGACTCGTCACTGTACTGTCCGGTTTCTTCTTGTTCAGTTTCTGCTTGTTCTTGTTGTTGTGCTATATTCTGTGAAACTATTTGATCAGCAATTTGATCAGCTTCACTTACTGTCATGACTCCTGAGATTGCAGTATCTATTTCACCTTGCATATCTTGGACCTGAACATCTGCCATTGCAACTTGTGGAGTACCATCAAGGTCCGGCATAATATTTATTGTGACTGTAGATGCACTCGAAGACACCTCCATATCTGAGCTCATTGATAAAACTTGTTGAGTTTGAACAGATGCTGAAACAATTTGATCAGACATACTAGGAGAGCTTGTTGTACTCACTCCACCGGTTGATGAAATAGAAGCTCCAGAAGAGCTACTTACACTGTTTGTAACTGAGGCTACTGATGCAGTTCGATTCGTTGCTCTCGTGCCACCTATGGAGCTAGAAACACTATTCCTTGCGGTCTGCATAGTACTAGCTACAACATCCAATGCAGATACTCTTATTGAGCTCCTTTCTTCGTTGATTTCTTCTTCGTGTTCTGCGATAAGTTCTTCGATTTCTTCTTCGGACTCACCTTCTTCTTCGGCTTCGGCAAGAAGTTCTTCACGACTTTCTGTAATCTCGATGATTTCATCAGCTTCTGCCAACTGTTCCATTTCTTCTTCAAACCATTCTTCAAGTTCTTCCAAGTCTTCAAAAGATTCTCGTTCACGCTCTTCATTATTTCTATGTTCATGTTCTATTTCTTCTCTTATTATTGTTTCAAACTCATACAAAGTTATAAGTTCATCTGTTGGTAGGATATTTAAAAATGGTAAAGGTTCATCAAGTCTTTCAAAGACTAAGTATTCTTCTTCGATTGCAGGAAGTTCTTCAAAGTGTTCTTCTATAAACAACTCTTCAAAGATTGGTTCTTCAAAAAATATTATTTCTTCTTCGTGAGGCATATCAAACATATGTAGAAGAGGTTCACCATGATCTTGCATTGGTCCAATAACTACATAATCATTTACCGGCTCTTCGTACCATTCTTCTTCAAACAAGAATTCATCGTGGTGTTGATGATGTTCTTCTTCATACCCATAATCAAACTCTTCCTCTACAAAGTACGCTACTGATTCTCGTTGCCTATATCCGGCACAGAACGGAGCATACTGTGGGTCTTCATCACACTGCTGATCATCATAAGCTTCCCAATAACTAGGACAAGCAGTATCGTATAAAGGATTAAGACCACATTGCTGATTTAAATACGCTGCTGCATAGCCAGAACAACTAGCATCATTCAAAGGATTACTACAATCAATAGCATTTCCAGAACCTAAACCATATAAACTACCACCATTTTCTAGCAATGTATTACTTGACGAGTTATTCCAGTCTACACTAACACACGTACCTGCTACGTTTGTTGTACCTGTATTGCATTCATCATGAAAAAGATACTGATAGTATTGTGAAGTACTACCTTGTTCACCTATAAGTACATCATGTTGTATAATATCTAGCTCACCATATCTATACTCAAAGGTATTATTGTTCCATAATACAACTTCAAAACTATTATCTGATCCGCTTCTATTATATTCTCTTAGGTTATACCAACCAAATACAGCTTTGTCATTAAAGTTCTTAGCAAGCATTTTAGAATTACTATCTCTAATTAAATCTGTCCAGAAGGGGAATAGTGTATTAGTGTACTGAGGCAGTGGGTCAGGTGTATAGTCACCACAATAATTATTGTAGTTGATATTGCCTGTACCTAAACCAAAATGTAGACAACCATTCGTAGCCATACGTGCTGAATCATAGCTCGTACCATAAAAGGTAAATGAATTGTCTAGATTAAATGCTGCAGATAACTGATCATCACCTGAGTTTAGATTTGTAGTGCCTGTTTGATTTGTTAGGTCAAAAAGGTTTTGATCATTCTCGTATATATAGGAAGCTGTTACTTTTAATGAGACAACTAAAAGAGTAATCCCAACAGTAAGGGCAGCTAAAAGTTCAAGTACTTGTCGTAGATCACTTTTAGTTTGAGGCATAGAACTCGTTTCTACAGGTTCTTCCTGATTTCTTTTTTCCTTTTCCATTTCTGGTAGTCTTACAATGTGCTATATACTTTTCTTTTAGTTCTAGATAGTCTGGTCTATCTTGTTTATTTTCTTTCCAATACTGAGCAGCCTCTTTACCTATCTTACCTTGATAAGGACATGGAGTTCCTGCCATTTCCATTGCTTTAAAAACTCTTGCATCTTGGCAAAGTATTGATACAGAAGCAACTTTCATACCAGTATCGTATAGATACTTAGAAAGTTTTAATCGTTCACAGTTCTCATCACGTACTGCTTTACCACCTGATATACCAAATATCTGCCCTTGAAAAGCTCCTGAGACTCCTGTTGTACACAGGTCTTGAGAGTAACTCATAATGCTTGGGGCGATAGCAGAAGCAGGAGGAGCTTTTGTTTTTACATTCTGATTTATAGTCTGGGTAGAATTTGATTCGTTAATATTTCTATTAGTATTATCAGATACGGTATTGTTATTATTGGTATTATTATTCGTGTTATCAGTCGTGACATTGGACTCGGAACTAGATTGATTTACATTTGTATTCGTATTGTTTGATGTACTTGTAGAGTTTGACGTGTTTACATTTGTATTTGTATTGTTTGTCGTGCTGTTACTTGTGTTTGTAACATTCTGATCTACGCTTGAGTTTACTGTACTTGTCGAAGTATTTGTATTTACATTAGTGTTTTGATTTGTAGCATTAGATGTATTTGTATTTACATTTGTACTTGTATTGGTATTTACACTCGTGTTATTGTTTGTATTGGTATTAGTATTTGTATTAGTATTAGTATTATTATTTGTATTCGTAGCAGTTGATGTACTCGTACTAGTATTCGTGTTTGTATTAGTATTGGTATTAGTATTTGTATTGGTGTTTGTATTTGTATTAGTCGTAGTTGTAGTATTAGTTGTAGTTAAACTATTCTGTTCGCAGTATTGATCTCCTGCTGTACAATCACCAGTTTGATCTGTATAAGATACAGTGGCAAACAATGATAAAATTAGTGTGCCTAATAATTTTTTCATACCTCTCCAATTTTAAAGTGCAAGTTCCCTGTGAAGCTAACAATAGCGTTCTTTTAAATTCTTGCTTAGTTTTTTATATTTGTTAGAAAAAGTAATAGTATCCCGAAACTATTACATATGCCCAACAAACTATACATACAACGCAGACACTACTGGTCACTGCCTTCAGTTTATTTACGCTCCTTTTTATTAAGTTCATTCCATCTTAGGAATTCTTCTGTTTTAAAATCCCAAAACAATCCTTTATAACAATTATCTTGAGAATCCTGTTTTCCTTCTTCTATAATATCTTTTAATGTTTGTTTCATTAATCTGATTTATGTGATGCTCCAAAGTAAAAGCTAATGACTGCACTAGCTAAACCACCTAAGTAACCTAGTACTAAGTTTATTAGAGCTTCTGAATTTTGTTCTGGTGGCTGTAAAGTTACTAAGAATATGTAACCCATAAATCCACCTACTACTGATACACCTACAATTCTAGCGGTCCAATCTTTACTAAAAGTTTTTCTAGCATCTTGACCATCAGCTACTTCTAACTTAAAGACATCTACATCAAGTTCTTTCATTTGAATTTCAAACTCTTGTTCAGCCTTTTTAAGTTCAAGCATCTGTTCAGGTGTAGCTTCTTGAATAGCTTTCTCAATAGCCTTTGGTGTATTAGGTACTCCTAACACATCGGCTATCATATTAGCTGCCATACCACCCATCGGTCCACCAAGAGCAGTACCTATCGTAGGAGCAACAGCACCTACTAGATTCTTTAGCATATCTTTCATTCGTCTTCCTTGTATATAACTTCCATTAAGTCTTCAAACATATTTCTAAAATCGTCGAGACTCATGAATGGCATGTCTTGCTTGATTTGATGTAGGCAGTATTGCCTGTAGCATCCTTCGAGTTGATCCTCTAAGTACAATATCATTATAGCGTCCTTATTTCAATTTGTCAATAGCTGTCACAAAATCTTCAACTCTTACTGGTGTTTGTTCTTTCCATTTGGATTGACCATCTTTACCAGACCCTGTTGAGACTTGATAAATAGCTTCATCATAGTCTTTATCCTTCAAAGCTTTATAAGCAGAAGGAAACTTATTCATCCATTTTGTGCCTAATTGAAAGTTTACTGAACCTAAAGCTATAATAAACTCCACGTCTTCAATATTTAAATCTTCCATTTGTTGTGCTGCAGCTTCCCATGCTTTTGCAGCATCGTGTTCTAACCATACAGTTCTTTGTTCTTCTGAAACTTCGTCACCTACTTGGTAGACTTGACGTTCTCTTTCAGTCAACAAGTGCCCTACACCACATGTAGGCTTGCCAAGACTGTCAAGATATACACACTCCTCGTTACCTTCTCTAAGTTCAAGGTGCTCTAAGTAGTCGTTGTATTTCATTGTGCATCAATTTCTTTTAAATAGCTTTCAAAATCTTCAACAATAATAGGCATTGCTTGTAATAATTCTTCTTCAATTTTTTTAGGATTTTTAAACTTTCTTTTGTATTTACCAATTCTAAATTTTACTTGATCAGTTAATTCTTCATCACTAAAGTTACCACCTGCTAATTTATGTTGTAATCCATGTGCTAATATTTCTTCTGTTATAGGAGAAAAATACTTTCTACCATATACTTTTAAATTTTTAGGTAATTTTGCTATTAATCTTTTTTCTCTCTGTTCTTTATAGCCAGATCGGTTATCGGCTCGATGTATAATTTCATGCACTTGAATTTCTTCTGGAGTAGTATCGGTAAGTCCTAAATCATAATTCATACTTTGATATTTTAATTTATCAGAAGAAGGACTATATGTACCTAAAGTTTCAGCACTTAAACTTGTATCAGTATCAATTACACTAGCATCTTTGTCTGACGACACCTGTAATCCCAATTGTTTATCATACAAAACTTGACCACTTCCCTCCGGAGCTAATGGATGTAATCCATATTTATCAATTAGTTCATTACCAGTTGTAGCAATAAATCTAGGATCACGATATCCTTCCCCCATCATCTGATTCATCTGAGCTTCTTTTGATACTAACCTATTTTTACTTATAAAGTCTTCAAGTTCTTGTAGTTTTTCTTTATATTCTTTTTTACGAGCAACTCTTCCACCTTCATTTTTTTTTAATCTTTGTAAATATAAAATTTGTTCCTCTGTTAATCCTTGAGAAGTAGAAAATAAACTTGACAGACCTTTAGAGATTCCTTTCACAGATGCATCCATTCCTTGTGTAATTTGTTTTAAAGCTGACTGTCTTTCCGAAGGTTCAACCTCATCAGACTTAGAAACATTTAACAAGTACGCAAACTCTTTTTCAGTTAGTGCAGGTATTTGAGTTTTACCAAGTTTATCTCTTCCACCAACTGGACCGCCTTCTTCTAATTGTACTCTTGTTGGATTATAAATAGCAGTATAAGGTTCTCCGGTAAATGGATTAATTCTTTCTTCAGGTTCTTCTTTAGTGTATGGCACATCGATAACACCTTCAATAAGACCTCCTGTTGTTTTTTTCGTTCTTTCAAACTTAGGAAACTCTATATATTTTTCTTCAGATTCAGGTTGAATTAATAAAGGATACGTTCTAAATTGTGCATCCATATCAAGAATAATTTTATTTAATTTTAAATTATCTAAATTGTTAAATTTATTTTCGTAAATTTTTCTTGCAATGCCAGCATCGATTTTAAAACTTAAATCAGTGCCATCAGCATTTAATTTTTCACTTAATCCAAGAGATGGAAAATAAATTGTTGATTTATTTACGTTTGATAAATAATCCACGTCTTGTGCATCAAGTCTAGAATCTTCAAGAATCTCTAATGTATCTACTCCTAATATTTGCATTGCATTTGTAAGCTTTGCAAACTTAGCATATTTTTTAGCAAAAGCTCTATTAGCATCATAATAATTTTTTGCAAAAATTTGATTATTTGATTTTTGTCTGACTCCTTCAAATTGTTCTCGTTCAGCTTGTTTTTTAATATCTATAAATTTACTTACTTCAATTTTATATTTTGTTTCTAAATATTCTTTATTTAAAGTTTGATAAGTTCCTCCAATTAATAAACGAGTTAGTGGATCAACGTCTTGATCAAAATCATTTCTATTAAAATCTTTAGTTTGAAAATATTCTACTGTTCGTCTGGCTTCGGGAGGAACTAAAGCTTTTGCTAAATTCAGAATGAATATTTTTATATTATTACTATCTGTAATTCTTTCAAGCATACTGTTAGATTGTCTATATCTATCAGTCGGATCAAGAGGATTATACATTACTCCTCCAAACTCATTTTCTCCATTTGCAAAAAATTGATTAATAGTATTTTGCGTAATAGAAGGTCCAACAAACGATGAAAAAGTTTTATCTGCCCATCGTGTTATATAATCTTTTAATGCTCCTTCTACTTGTTGTTCAGTTATATTTTCAGGTATGTCTGCTAAAAATTCATATTGTAATTTAGGAAAATTTGCATAATCCCATGTTCCATAATTAAACACCACAGGAGAATTATTTTCATTTCTACTTACAATTACATTATTATAATAATCTGGCGAGATAACTTTAATAGCTTCAATTTCTGCATCCGAAATATTATATAAAGAATTAAAAGTCTGTCGAGTTGCCTCTTCTGCACCAATCATTGCTGTAAAACCAACTACTCTTTTAGTTAATCTTTTTTGAAGAATGTTGGCAGCCTCAGTTGCTCCTGCACTTCGTAATGAAGCAACTCTACTAGTATCTCTAATTATTGTTCCAAGATTATTTAATGTATTTCTTAAAGCTTCAGCAGTAAAAGAATAAAATGCACCTATAAATGGAATTTTTCTAATCTTTTGAATATTTCTTGGAATCATATCGTAGTTAGGTAAATGCATTCTAGTTAAACGAGCAGCTTCCTCTTCTATATTTGCAATTCTAAAACGATTAAACTTTGCTCCTTTTGGTAAGGCTGCGTTAAATTGTTTTAAATTTTCTATTTCATCTAACCACATATTAATTTTACCAAAGTCATCAACCGATTGATAAAATTTTGTAGCGGTTTGATCAAGTCTATTAAGTCCGGGAACTTTATCTATTAATGCATTATTTTTTAAATCTTTAGCAAGTCCTCTTAAATCTCCTATTATGGTACTTTTTCCAATTAAACCATAGTTAGTTAATTTGGTAAAAAATTCTTGTTGTTCTTTAGGACTAACTTTTACAAATTGAGTTTCTAAAGCTGCTAATACGGTTTTAGCTCTATCTGGATTTAAAGGATTTACACCGGCTTGCAAACTTCCTTGCATCATCCCAACCCCATTTTTAATATTTGTAATACCTGAATAAACGGTAGCTGTTTTTTGAGCAGCATATTTATATTGTAATAAAGGTCTAAGTATAGCCCCAATATATTTTCCTTCTAAAAAATCGTCTGCATTTGTAGTTAAATAACTTCTTAGCTGCGGAGTCGTATATAATCCTGATAACTCTCCAAAACCAGATGGAATTTCTTTTGTAAAAATACCAGTTTTTTCTTTGTAAAAAATAACATTAAGTCCTCTTTCAGCTTCTTCTTTATAGAATTCTTTATTAAGTACGTAGTCAACTGATTTTTTAGTAGAATTAATAATTCTAGAAACAGGGTCAGTAATTTCCTTCATAAGTTTGCTATACTCAGGAGATAAATAAATTCTAGAAGCAAATTCTTTACTGTTTAAGTAGTCCAAAGTATCTTGTTGTCCTTTTAACCCTCCGGATTTTTGTTTTTCAATAAGCTCCCTAACTGTTCCTTCAGCCTCTGCACGAGCAACTTGTTCTGTTTTAGGAACTACGTTTTTACCCTTTTGCCTATCTAATTTTTCTTTGGCTCTAGCTTTTCTTATAATTTCAACTGTTTCAACTTCAATTAAATCTTTAGCTAACTTATCACTAATTTTAGGTTTGTAGTTTGGATTATCATAAAATTCATAAGCTTTTTTAAAGTAAGTGTCTAACTCTTTAACAATAGATTCTTTAAAACTTTTATCAATTGCAGTTGACTTTAAAAATAATTTACTTATATCAGTTTGTAATTTTCTAGCTTGACGAATAGGAACATGCAATTCTCTTGGTAACTTTTTAAGTTCTTTTTCAAAAGTTGGTCCTTGATATCTAGCCCTAACAACTTTTCTAGTTGGAGTTATTTTAGAATCTGTAATTGTAGTAGGTAAACGAAAATCTTTAAACAATACTAAATTAACTTGATTTAATAATTCGTCTTTACTTTTAAAATTAGAAATTTTATTTTTACTAGTTAATTTAGCAATTTTATCTAACGAATAAGTTAAATCTTGAGCAACAAAATCAATCGTTGTAGACCAAGCTGCTTTAGTATTTTCTGTTTTTAAAAATCTTTCATGCATCTCAGGAGTCATATTACCCCTAGAAGTAAACGTTCGTAATCTTAAACTTTCAAGTGTTCGTACTAATGGATTTTTATTAAACTGTAAATTTAAATCTGTAAATATTCGTGATATAGTTCCTTGATTATCTAATGCTTGAATATCAGGAACACGAGCTTTAGGGTCTTTTGCTTGAGCAGACTCTATTAAATCAGCAGAAACTCTTACTTCTGGAGGAACAATATCTTGTTGTTTTCGTCTAGAACTAAGTTTATTTAAAAACTTTTCTTTAGTGTCGGCAGATGAATTTCGTAATAATTTTAAAGCATCAATAAATCTTTCCTTGTTTCTAGAAATAGAACTAGCCACAGTATCTGATGTTATGGCTGCTCCTGTTGCACCAATACCTGCATAAATAATCATGCCTTCAGCAAGTAATCTCATTCTATTTTCAGCTTGAGTATATTCTTGACGAGACTCTAAAGGTTCTAAAATAAATGTTTCAATATCTCCAAGCCATCCCTCGTTGTCATCTTCAATATAATCCCCTATAAAGTTTGCAAAGTTATCTCTATAAGGATCAATGGTAAGTTGAGTAGTTGCTTCTGCTCTAAATAATGCTTCTGCACCTTTCGTTGTCTTGTCAGCAATTTTACCTTTAATCGGAGCAGTTTGTTTTAACTTAGTAAATAATTCTGGTGCTCTTAAAGGTTTGGTAATTTTACCTAGTCCTATAAAATCTGTAGCAAAAGCTACCCCATCTCGAACAATATTTGCTACTGTTCCTTCTGGACGTTTAATTGTTGTAACCATTTTAGGTTCGCCTGTTTCGTAAAAACCTCTTTGAGTTTCTCCTACGTTTTGCTCCCCAACAATTTTACTACTAATATCTTTTAAAAATGCTTCTGTTGCAGCTTCATCTTTAATTCTTTGCGGATCACGTCTACTAAAATAATATTGATCTTTAAACATTCTCGAAAGCTCAATAGGCTCTCGAACAATATTATCCACTGCACCGGCTACAGTTCTTTTACCTTCATCCGAAGACCAAATAGAAGCTGCTGTATTTATAGGAATAATAGGCATAAAGATTTATTTATTGTGCTGCTTGATTTTTAATTTCTTCTTGAACTGCTAAATAATTTGTAAGATATGTTTCTATAAACCATAATCTCGCACCCTCTAGTGTTGCTTCTTCATTTATTTCTTCTTTTTCTAAAAAATTTTTATAGCCAGTTATTAAACTATTTGTTCTGGATGTATCTGCTAGAATATTTGTAATTTCTCGTGTCGCAGTAAGAGCTATGTCAGACTGTGATGCATCAGCAATAACACCTTGATAGTATAAAATTAAATCACGATTTTGATTGGATACTGGTTTCTTTCTTTCAATCTCTAACATAACTGTAGCTTCACGTAATGCTCGTGATTTTTCTGTTCCAATTCCTAACTCTGAGTCAATAAAAACATTTTCTAAAGAAACATATTGTGCATATGCATCCTCAAATCCTGCTTTTACAAATCTTTTACCAGTACTAGGGTCGGTGTCAAATGGAAGCGTGGCTTGTGTATCTCCAACTGCAAATTCTTGTTGATATTTTATTTTAAACTCGTCTTGAGCTTGATTTCGTTTTGCTACTAATTCATCAAAGCCAACAGTTCCAGTAATTATAATTGCTTGTAACTGGCTTTGCGATACACCATCTTTATATTTTGGTCTTTGTAAGTTTCTAATAATATTTTTTCGTAAAAATTCTTGTGGAATATTTTTTTCATTCATTGCATATAAAATTGCTTCGCCTTGGTTATATTGAAATTTATCTGGATCAGTATAACTAATCGTCAATGGATCAATTAATGAGGATACTTGTTCATATTGATTATTTAATGTATTTATTATTGCTTCTTCTTGAGCCAATTTAGCATCAAGATTTTCTCTACGCTTTCTAGATGGACCAAACAAACCAAACAAAGCATGTACTGCACTTCGCTCTGATGGATCAACTATTCTTCTTTCTTTATTTCTATAGTAATCATTATAAGGTTTATAAAATTCTTCTTTTGTTAGATAATTACCTTCACTTGGTATAATCTTTTTATATTCTTCATATTGTTTAGCATCTAAGTTATAAGCTGCAGGTTGTAAATTTAAAATATTCGATTTTTTTAAATGTTGTTCTTCTAATTGTTTTGCAACTCGTTCAATTTCTTGTTGTCGTGCACTAAGTCTATCTGATCGTCCGGCATATTGAGCATCAAAATTAGGATTAAGTTCATTAAATACTAATGTAGCTTTTGATTTAAAATAAGGATTAATAACTGCTTGTTCTTTACCTTCTGCATCTATAATAGGTTTTTGTTGTCCACCTGCTTGTTTGTATTGTTTATCATCTTGAACATAGGCAGAGTATGCTTCCCATTCTTGAGCTTTGTTTGCAATATCAAACTGTTTGTCAACAGCAGCTTGTTCTAAATTTCTAGCTACATTGTTTAATTTATTATAATCAAATGCAGATAGTAAAGCCCCTGCAATTAATGCTTGTTTTTGTCGCTTACGATCTTTTTTATTTTTACTTCGTTGATCTTGTAATAACGATGTTGCAACTTGAGCAAAAGTTTGATTACCACCTAATAAATCTGTATATTTATCTACCATGTTACTTCTCTCTACTTAATAAACTCATGTTTGAGTTTTCTTGTTCTTCTTCAACTCTACTTAGCAAACTTTGCGGGATTTTAATAGCTTCTAAATTTTTGGTAATTTCATCTGAAACTGACATAGGACTTACTCTATCTGCAGCAATTTGTTTAAGTTCGTCAAGTGATTTAGTTAATGATTCAACTTGCTGTTGCCCTTCAGGTTCATCTTTATTAGTTTCTTTTTTACTATCTATGTCATAGTTAATTCCTGCCTGATCTCCTAAATACATAACCATATACATAGTTGGCTCCATTAACAAAGTCATTAAATCTGGATTCCATTTACCTTCTAAAAAACCGGTATATAAAATAATCGATGAAATATCTATCACACTTACACCTTTAACCAACGAAAGCAATGTATTTGATAACGTATCTTTTTCTGTAAGTGTTTCAAAAATTTGTAACATTGCTCTTTGAGGATCAGTAAACTCTGGAGGCTGCTCCCAAGGATAAGGATTTTTTGGATCATTTGTTAAAGACTGACCCGGAATAGGTCGTCCAACATCTAGATTTCGTTGTAAAAAATTAATTGCTGTTTCTGAGGTTGCCATAATATTATGATAATTTTGCGTAAACTGGAGGAATATTAGCTAGACTAATAGTTGGTAATTGTGTAGGCGAGGTTTGTATAAAGTTATCTAGTTGAGCCATATAAGATGGAGCTTCTTGCGTAGGAGCAGACTGTACTCCTTTAGTGCTTCCAACTGTCTCTTCTTCACCACCTGTCGCTGCTCCAACAATTGCACCAGAAATGCCTTGCATTGCTAAATCAGCTCCCATATCTTGAAGTTTTTGACCATATGGAAGAAACGTAGGATTTTCTTCAGTTCCAAAAAATTTAAAACTATTTGCAAAGTCTTTTAGAGGAAAATTAGATGATGCTCCACTAGAAGGGGATAAAATATCACCTCCTGTAAAAGCTGTTCTAGCTGTAGACATAAAGTTAGATACAGAGTCGGTCATACTTGTAAAAGCATTTGGATTACCCGTTCCTGCTGTTGCCACAAAATCTACGCCTTTTTTTATGGCTGTTCCTGCCTTTCCAATACCTTGAGAAATAGCTGCAGGACCTACAAAATATAATGCTGCTACAGTCGCTGCTGCTTTTAACCATCCATTTTTACCAAATACTTTACGTATTCCTCTGTCTATCTTTCTTCCTATTTTTCTTAAAAATCCCATGTTATCCTCCTAATCCTGCTCTGTATGATGTTGAAATACTGTTAATTAAAGTTGCTAAATAATCATCATATTTTTCACCGGCTTCACCTTCATTAGCTAATGCAGTTGCAATAATTTGAGCTTTTCTATTTTCTTCATTTTCCACTGCTCTAAAATCAAAGTCTGCTTGATCTCTTAATTCTTGCCATAAAAAGGCTTGAGCTTGTGTTGAAAGATTAAAAGCATTCTGAGCATTTTGTTGATTAATAGCATTCTGTGTTGCAGTATTTGCTAAATTAGTTTGTCTTCTCCATTGTATATTTGAAGCCTCAACTGCTGCTGCATTTTGTGCATTCCATTGTACACGTTGAAATTCTTGTTGTGAATTAAATTGATCAGTTTGTGTTACAAGCTGTGCATTAAATTTAGCAAGGTCTGCTTCTCTAGCAGTTCTTCTTGCTTCTGCTGCATTTTCTTGTGTCGCATTAAATTGTAAGGTTGCATTTTTTTGAGCTGCATTAAACTGACTAATCTGACCTTGTAAGCCTTTAGCAAATTGTTGCACTTGGTTTTCACTAGCAGCATTAAATTGTAATGCAGCATTTGTTGCAGCTTGATTACTTAACAATCTTTGTTGTTCTTGTTGAGCATTTAAAACATTAGCCTGTTGTTGATTACTAAGATTTGTTAAATCTGTCTGTAAAAAAGCTTGAGCATTTTGTATCTGTGATTGTTGATAGAAATCTGCTTCCGCTAAATTAGCTTGTGACATTAAGACCGCATCTTGTAAAATGGCTTGTTGTCTATTACTTGCATTTGTTAAACTTACTGTTTGTAAAAATTTACTGTTAGATAATGCTATCTGTTGATCAGAACTAAATTGAGCCATATCCATGTTAAAAACATTTTGAGCATTAGTTAAGCCAACTTGCTGTGCTCTTTGTGCATTGGCTTCTGATTCTTTAGCTTCTATATCTCTTTGTTGAGCAACCGCTTGTTGAATAGCTTGTGCATTACTTTGAGCAATAGGCATGGCAGATTGAATAATTGCATTAAATAAATTATCTCTACCAACACTTGAAGCACTTAACCCTCTTTGTGCTAACATTTGCTCTACAGCAGAAACTGCCGGAGAAGCCCACGTTGGTATTTCACCATTTTCTATTCCCTCTAATAATCCATTCATTTGTGTAGACATTAAAGCTTCTTCTGGTAATCCTTCTATGATACCACGCTCTTCTTCACTAAAGTCTGCTAATCTATCTTCTAAAGCTTCAGGATCATTTCCAATTTCAGTAATTTGTTCATCTGTTAAACCTGCACGTTTAAGTTGTTTTTTAGCTCTAGTAATTTTTCTTAAATCACTACCTGCATTTTTTACTGCAATCGCTTTAGCACCTTCACTAATAGTTCCAATAACTCTTTCAGTTAAAGAACCTTCTTCAATTTCAACTTCGGCTGCATCAATCTTAGGAACTCGATCTACTTTAGCAGCTTTAGCTAATGAATCCTCACCTACTTCACCCTCGGCAGCAACAGCTTTAGCTGCAGTTTCTATTGTATCAGCAGTATACGTAGCAGCTTTCATTTTATCTAAGCCGGCTACACTTGCCTTGTCTAAAAGTAAAGGGTCAACTGTAGAAACAGTTTCATCTTTTATAACAGGTATTGGATTACCATCACCATCTAAAGCAATACTACCATCTTCATTTTTAACATACCCTCCGGCTTCAGTAGCAGTTACTTTACGAGTAAGGTCTGATGCAATTTCACTAGCACTAGCATCTTGATCTCTAACTATAGGAATTGGATTATTATCCCCATCTAAAATTGGATTTCCATTTTCATCACGATAAACATCACCTGCTTTAATTGCATCCGGAATTTTTAAATCAACTTCGTTTCCGTCTTTATCAAATATTTTACCTTCTCTAGCAGCTTCAATTGCAACAGCAGCCCTATCAATTCTATCTCGTCTTTCTTGAGTTGTGGAAGCTCCACCTACTCCTGTTTTAGTTGATTCTTTATAATCTTTATCTCTTTGAATTTGTAAATCTGTTTTATAATCGTCATATGCTTTAATAGCTGCAGTGGCTTCTTCTTGCGTACGATAAATTCTTCCTTTATTTTCATCAGGAACTCTACTAAATCCTTCAGTTGTACTTCCTATTTGACCATCAGCAGTTACCCAAAATATTTTCATTAAAGGACCAGTGGCTTCATCCGTACCTTGATTAGCTAAATAATTGCCTTGTTTTACAGAGTCACCTAAAGGCGAATTTTTAGTTAAAGGATTTTCTAATTCGTCTTGAGTTTCTGTAGGTGTAGGTGTAGGACTCGGAGTAGGACTCGGAGTAGGTGTAGGACTCGGAGTAGGACTTGGAGTAGGTGTAGGACTCGGAGTAGATGTAGGTGTTGAAGTTTCTTCGGTAATAACTGGTTGATTTACTCTAGTAAGTTTACGTTCATCTTCCATAGCAATATCACGTTCATTCTCGCCACCAGTTTGATACCCTACACGACCACCTTGAGTATAGTCTATTCTCATTCC